TCTTCCATTATAACATCAAGGAACATTTCACCCGTTTCTTTATCAAGATATACCTCATAATAAACAAGTCCAAAATCATCTGACCATTGGTCGTAAATAAGTGACGTAGTTAATGCACTCGTTGATAATTCTTCTAATACTTTATACTTCATACTTTCTATTTTTTTAATTATTAATTAGTCTGTTTAAACAGACTTTCTGATTCATTGCTTGGCTTTTCGTGAGAGTGATAACCATTCCTAATCCTATCCATATACTCCCATTCATAGTTTGGTGATATATCCATCATATTTTGCCTTACAAGGTAGCACTGCTCCTTTGTACCTTGAAACATTAACTCGCCATTGTGGTTTAGTATCTGATACTTTCCACCTTTTACTTTAATTATCTCCATTGTCTTAATTATTAAAAGTTAAATCTTCATTGTATTCAAAATTCCCCGTTTCAATCCATTCCATTACCTCTTCTTTATAGGCATAGTCTACTTCATTACCGATAAAGGTTTGATTGCCCTCCGTTATTTCAGTAAGAGAATTAAACTCTACTCGGTAGGTCATATGACCATCAACTTTTTTTTGTGGTATCAACGTTCCATTGATAATGTACCACACGAATAATAGTGTCTTCATTTTTTATTGGTTTAACTTATTTATATAATGATTTAAATATACTTTCGCCATATCTTTAACATCCTGCACATTATATCCTTGACTATCTATTGCATTCCCATTCCTGTAAACTGATTGTGTAGAGTTTTTTGGATAAATAGCCATCCTATAAACGTGGTTGAAGCATTTACTATTTGTCACCCCATAAATAAGAATTACGTTCATTCCATCGCACTCTATAGATTGGTCTATAAACTCTTTTATATCGGAGTTATAACTCAATAGGCTGTCTTTCTCAATTCCAATTTGTATTTCAAAGATTCGAGTTTGCATTTTATTCCAATTTGTTTCCATTGCCTTAATTGTTTTGGTTTCTACTATTACTCATTCCATCTATCCACTCGTAAATCTCAACGTAATCGTTAAGCGTTGCATTGCACTCTTCGTATGTGCCTCTCTCAACAACATAGTCATTCTTGAGCAATACATATTCTCCACAAGCAATGTGCTTTATCTCCATTTCAATAGTGCACTCGAGTGCACTTTCGGGTTCATTAATCGACAGGTCGTAGCTATCCTGTGAGAGTGAATCGCCTTCAAACTCGTACATTTCGCATTCTTCGGACACCTCGTATCCGTAGTTCCAATTTAAATTTAAGTACCTCATTTTGTTTGTATTAGTATTAGTTTATATTTAATTATCAAGAGTGCACTCAAGTGCACTTTTCGGTTCATTAAGCGACTTGACGGAGCTATTCCGTGATAGCGAGTCGCAGCTGCTTACAAAAATTGCTATGGATAAAATCAATCCAATGGCAATAATAAAAAAGTTGTTTGTTTGTTTATGTGACATTTGTTTTTTTAAAAAAAGTTTATACAACAAAAAAAGCACCTACATAAGTAAGTGCAATTTTTGTAAATTAATTAGTGCACTCAAGTGCACTTTTGATAGGACTACTTTTCAGTCATCGTATCCATTTTGCGTTGTAGTAAGACCATTATCGATTTGATTTCGGCTTTGGTCAAGTCAGTGGTTAATTCATCTTTAGAATTGATGGACAATTTAACATCGTTGAACACCAATTTCAATTTGAAATCCTCCTTTGGTTTGTCCTCCTTAATGTCGGAGGCAAACTTGATGAACTCATTTATACTGAATCGTTCCTCAGTAGCAAGGTATTTTTCAAGCATATTGACTTTGACCTCCTTATTGTCTACCACAATGGTTTTGAACTCAAGTTTAACGGCTTTAATTAGTCTATAGCACCATTCCTTACCGAATCCCTCACCTAAATTATCGAAAAATTCCTTCATAGTCCAATTTACGTTAATTAAGACTAATTCTGCTTTGCACTCTTTAGTCTTAAAATGGTCTGCACTTTGTTTGACCATTCTTGCGAAATCAAAAGTGCACTCGAATGCACTTTTTGTTTTTGCCTTAACTTGCTTTCTTGCAGTTAGTAGTTCCGTTACCATTAACGGCTTTAAAACACTTGTTTCTGTAATTCTTTTAATTGCATTATTCATTTTTTCTTTAGTGGTAAGTCACAACCTATTAAGTTTATAAATGATTAGTTCACTTGACTAATTCTCAACAAATATAGGTATAATAGTTGTATAAAGAACTATAAAAAATAAAATGTTGTTTTCACACAGACACCAAACCCAATAAGTACGGGGATTTTTGGGCAAATTATTTTTTATTCACTATGTTATATTAGGGTGCAAAATGAATAGGAGGGACGCAATCCCTTATCTCTATTGACTTTCAGCGATTATATGTGTGCCGTTAAAGGAGCAAAGGGAGTAACGGGCAAACGGGCTGTATCGTAGTAGCAGTAAGGGTTACAGCGATTCGGAGCAATTAATGATTTTGTGCAGTCGAGTGCACTATAAAAACGCCAAAAAATCGCAAAGTGATTTCGAAATTTGCACCCCCCCCCAACGAAAAAAATCGAGTTTCCCACGTGGATCGGTGGCGCCATACCATACCATAACCCACCACCTCTAATTATCTGATAAAATTTTATAACTTTGTAACTCACTAAAACAAGAGACATGATTGGAAAAAAATTTGGTAGCATTTATAGTTTAATGAATGACGGACTAACAGTAAAAGATGGTAGATTAATCAATAACCGACCTGATGGTAAGAATGGAATTGAGAAAGCTGCAGAGTTAAAAAAGGCTTTAAAGAAAGCTGAGAAGATAGAAATGTATTCTGAGGCTGTTGCATTGGGCAACATGAAAGAGGACATGATGCAAGAAGGAATGGGTATGATGATGACTTTTAAGGGTAGAAAGTAATTATTGACACTACTTTGTGTCGTTTTTAGTGTCGTTTTTATTTTTATAACTAATTGATTATTAATACTTTATTCTTTTAATGTCGATTATGTCGATTTTAAAGAGAAAATACAGTGAGAGAAATACATATATATTAATATATATATATATATATATATAGGGAAAAATTAAATTGACATTCTATTATTTTAAAAAAAGATATTGTTATTACAATTTAGTTTATATCTTTGCATCAACAATTTAATTAAATAATAATATGATAGATAGTGCAGGGTACTCACCCAAAAACTTACATTTCGGCGAAGAAGGTCGAAAGAAACTAATCAAAGGAGTTACGACAATGTCTAATGCTGTTAAGAGCACATTAGGACCGGGCGGTAATACTGTTTTAATAGAATCGGTTAATCACTTGCGTGGTATAACTGTTACTAAGGATGGTGTAACTGTTGCTCGTTCTATTGACTTATTAGACCCTGTTGAGAACCTTGCCGTAAGAATGATGAAAGAGGCAGCGGACCAAACGGCAACGAGTGCCGGAGATGGTACGACTACAGCGATTGTATTAACGGAGTCTTTAGTATTAGGTGGTCTAGAGTTAATAACTGAGAAGCACAATAGAACAGAGGTTCTGCGAAACATATCGGAGATAACTGCAAAGGTGGTGGAGAAGTTAAAGGAGAAGTCTATAGATGTAACGGACGACATGATTGTTGACGTTGCAACTATCTCTGCGAACAATGACAGAAGTATTGGAACGATAATCGCGGATGTATACAATGACGTTGGCAAAACCGGCATGGTGACTGTTGAGCGTTCACAGACTTCGGACACATATTCAGAAACAACAACAGGAATAAAAGTAGACAGAGGATATGGCTCTCCATTGTTCATAAACGACCAAAAGCGTGACGAGTGTATATTTGAGGACACTATGATATTAGTAGCTGATGTGGACATAAACAGTGTTCTTCAGATAGAGAACGTGTTGAAACCAATCATCAATGAAGGTAAGAAGTTATTAATCATAGCACCATGCAATGCAAATGTTTTAAATACATTGGCGGCAAATGTCATGAAGGCTAACTTAAAGATATGTGTAGTAGCTCCTCCAAACTTTGGATATAAGCAACACGAATTAATGCAGGATATTGCCATTAGCGTTGGAGCTACTTATTTCAGTGAAGGTACAGGGGATGACTTGAGTCATATAACTTATGATGACTTGGGACATGCTTCAAAGGTAATTGTTGGTCGTGACAAGACGGTGATACTAAAGTCAAACGAAAACATAAACCAATCTGAGATTGACGAGCGTGTAAAGCAATTGTGGGATGCCCATAAACTAGCGAAGCAAAAGAATGACAAGGACTTTATTGTTGAACGCATCGCATCTCTAACAGGTGGTATAGGTGTAATATTTGTTGGTGGAAATACTGACTTGGAGCAAAAGGAGTTGTATGACCGAGTTGATGACGCAGTCTGTGCAGTTCGTTCTGCCTTAGAGGAGGGTATATTGTCAGGTGCAGGGAAGTCATTGTACGAGATAAGCTTCGATGAGTTGCTTAGTGGAGTAGGTAGTGAAGAGCATAGTGTAGCATGTAAGATATTTAAGACGGCACTACAAGAACCCTTGACTCAGATACTAAGAAATGCAGGGTTGTCTGTTAAAGACATTTACAATAGTGATGTAGAGGATGGCTTTGGATATAACTTAAAGACAATGGAGATGGGGGACTTAATTTCAATGGGTGTCATTGACCCACTAAAAGTTACCCGAAGTGCACTACAGAACGCTGTAAGTGTGGCAACTACAATACTAAGTACAAACGCTATTATTACAATGGCAAGGACATATGAGTCACAGTAATTGCAGGAAGTGTGACAAGAAGTTTGTTCCTAAAAAGGGAGCGATAAACTATTGTAGCATATCTTGTAGGAACACGCGGAGTTTTTCAACCCAAACGAAGGAGAAGAAGAGTTGTATAACCAAAAGAAAGTGGTTAGATGGGGCTTATTCTTTGGTTGATTGGGACAAGGCGAATGGTTCTGAAGAGAAGAGGTTCAAGCAACTTGAGTCTTGGAAGAAAAAAGCTTATGATAGACTATTTAATGGGGAGAAGTTACACATACAAACCTTAAGAAAAATATTAATAGTAGACGTAGAGAATTGTTGTGAGCTATGTAACACTTCGGAATGGTTAGACAACCCTATAACACTTGAGGTCCATCACATAGATGGCAACAACAAGAACAACGAGTTAACAAATTTACAAGTGCTTTGTCCGAATTGTCACTCACAAACGGACAACTTTAGAGCTAAAAACATAAAAAATAAAAGATGCAACCAATTGGGAAGTATATTGTTGTAAAAAACATTGACGAAGAGATTAAAACTGAGTCGGGATTGATTTTATCGGGCGAGGATGCCAATCAACTAAGATACAAACGTGCTGTTGTGCAAAAGTCAGGCACAGATGTGTTGGTTATCAACGAGGGTGACGAGATATATTACGACAAGGGTCGTAGTTTCACCATGATAATCAATGACATTCAGTGTACAGTCATCACCGAGAACGATGTAGTGGTGGTATTATAGTTTATTTACTGTCCTTTCCTTACCTTTAAAGGACTTATTCATTTCCATAATCATATTACGGTACACTTTGTCGGTATACTTCACATTTTTCTCAAACATAGTGTTGCCACTACCCATTGGTATCTCCTCACCGCTAAGTTTTTTGTATATTGAGGTAATCATCCGACTTGTTTTGTATGGCAGCTCATATATTGCCCTACTTCCTTTAAATCCTCTACGAAATACAACTATCCAACCATCTCTTAGCAGGGTATCGAACCTATTTACGTTCCAACTAACAAGTGCATCGAACTCTTTAAACTTATCTTTTGTAAAATACTGCTCGGAGTACAAGAATAGCAGTATGTCAAGGTCTGCTTGTGTAAGTCCGTACTTATTTTTTATGTAATATCTTATTACGCGCCAATATTTTAGATAATCATTGCCTATTTTTTTCATTTTATTAGATTTTATTTTATTACTTTTGTAAAGTTAATTCATAATAACTTAAAAAACAAAAGCCATGCCATTTGATGACGAAAAAAAAATCAAAAGATTAAAAGAAAGAGAATCTAAACTTGTAAGCAAAGGTTACAAAGCTGTAGATGAAGGCAGAGATAAGAGAGCTGATAGAATATTAGGAAGAGCAGCGAGAGTTGAGAACCGTATAATTACCCTAGAAGAAAAAGGGAAGATGGCAATGAAGAATGCGGCTATTGACAAACTTGGAAATGTTTCTATTCAAAAAGTTCCATTAAAAGAAATAAAACAAAAATATTAAAACAAATAATTATGTATTCACAAGAAGAAAAAGACAAGATGGCAATGAAAAATTCAACCATCGACAAATTTTCTGCAAAACAAGATTGTGATGACGGCTATTATTGGAATGGTACTAACTGTGTTGAAAAAGGACCATTACATAGTACAGGAGCTAAAATTGGTCTTGGAGTAGGAATAGCAGGAGCAATTGGAGTAGGAGCATCAATGATTTCTGATGCTATAAAAAATAAAAAAGAAAAAAAGAAAAAGCTTGCAGATAAAGAATTATTGGCAGGTAAAAAAAATAAATAGTTATGTATACATCTGAAGAAAAAGACGCTATTAATTTTAAAAACAAAGACATTGATAGAATGTCTGAATCAGATTCTGAAGGATGTTGGCCCGGAGGTCGTAAAAAATGTCGTGCAGGTCAAAGAAGAAGAGTTTGGAGTGCAGGTGAAGTTGCTAAATTAGGAGGAAAAGTTGCCGCAGGAGTAGGTGGCGCCGTTTTAGGAGTAGCAGAAGCTGTGGCTGCAAAAAACAAAAAAGAAAGTCCAACAAAAAAATTCATAAATAATATATTTAATAAAGGAGAATAAAATGGCAAAAGATAAATCAGTAAACAAAAAAGGAGTCTTAGTTGATAAATCAGTTAAGACAACTGTAGAGCAAGAGAAAACTCCTGCTGAAAAACTTGCATTTAATAACGCTGCTGTTGAGGCAATTGCTAAAAACGCTGCTATAAGAGATGCGGAAAGAATAAAGAATAAAGAGATTGCGTCTGAATCATATGCACGAAGACGAGCAAATAGAGATACAGGCAGTAACGGTAGAACTAGATTAGTAGGATTATCAACTTTTAACCGACCTTTTCAAGGCGATGGACTAGAAAGCTAATGGCAAATAAAGAAAACATGAAATGCAATAGTCCTGTTCCTTCAGATAGGGCAGGCAAAAAGAAAATGGTCAAGGCATGTAGCAATGGTACAGAAAAACTGCTACACTTTGGAGCAAAGGGATATGGTAACAACTATAGTGCTGCGGCAAGAAAAAGTTTTAGAGCACGACATAGTTGTGATACTGCAAATGACAAACTAACACCAAGATATTGGGCCTGCAAAAATCTATGGGCAGGACCGGGTGGAGCAACTACTCCTAATCCAAGTAATCGAAGAGGTAAATACTAAATGTATAAGATAATTTTGTTTAACTTTGTGAAAAAATAAAATCAAATGGGAAAGACTAAAGGAATGGGTGATGTTATTGAAAAGATAACAACAGCAACAGGAATTAAAAAAGTAGTAGATACTGTTTCAAAAGTAACAGGAAAAGATTGTGGGTGTGCTAAAAGAAAAGAAGCACTAAACAATCCTAACCTACTTGTAAATAAAATGTTTAACAATAAAAAATAAAAAATGAAAACAAACAAAATTATTGAAAAGAAAACAGGAGAAAAGTATCCTTCTAAAACAGCTAAGATGACACACGAGAAGAAAGAAGGCAAAAAAGAGATGATCATGGAGTACGGAATGAAAGCTGCTATGAAGAAAATGAAAAATACTAAAAAAAAATAAACCATGCCAAATTTAAAACTTCAGGTAAGTAGAGCATTAAAGGTTATACCTTCAGCGAATACAAATATCCCAATGCCTAATGTTATTGTATCTAGTACAGCAACAGCAACGACTGCAAATAAACTTGTAGATTCAACAAAGAATTTTACTTCACTTGGTACAAGTCCATTAAGTGTACAAGTTGGTGATATCGTATATAACACTACAAGCTCACTTGCTGCAACGGTTACAAATGTAGACAGTGCTACGCAGTTGTCTTTAAACGCAAATATAATGACATCAACAAATGCTTATACATTATATTCAGGAACAAATACCGTCGGCTCAGTTGAGCCATGTGTGTTGTACGTTGGTGTAGGAGGAACGCTTAATGTTACTACTGCAGGAGGTGATGTTGTAAATCTTGTTGGAATAGCATCAGGCACTTTTTTACCTGTACAAGTAATAAGAGTAAATTCAGTTGTAACTGCTACAGATATTATAGCCCTTTGGTAAACCATGCAGATAGGCATAAACATAGCTGTGGGGGTACAAAAATCAGGTTTGGCACCTGTAAATTCCTCACCACCTTTTATTAGTGGCACAACTACAATAGGTAGTCTTTTGACATCTACTTTTGGGGGGTGGCTTAACTCACCTACTAGTTATGCCTTCCAATGGAATCGAAATGGCTCGCCAATAGCAAGTGCCACAACATCAACTTATACACTAGTTCAAGCAGACTCGGCAAGTGCAATTACTTGTGTGGTTACTGCTACTAATGCATTGGGCTCAACACCATCAACGTCTAACACACTTACTACACCAACATATTCAGCTGCATTCACATCAACGTGGGCTGTAACAGCAGGGGAAACTATAACCTTACCTTATGAAGCAGCAGGTACATATTCGGGTACTATTGATTGGGGGGATTCAAGTACATCTGCTAATAGTTATGCAAATAGAACACATACTTATGTAGGTGCAGGTACTTATACCATATCAATCACAGGAGTAACTACAGGCTTTAGATTTAACAATACAGGAAGTAAACTTAACATCAGAACTATTACTAATTGGGGTAGTTTGAATTTAGGGAATAATGCAAACTATTTTCATGGTTGTTCAAACTTAACTTTAACTACAGTTTCAGGAACATTAGACTTAACGGGCACAACAAATCTTAGTTCAATGTTTAGTGGTTGTAGTGCACTTATATTAGTAAGTAGTATTAATTCTTGGAACACAGCAAGTGTAACAAACATGTCTATTATGTTTAGTAGTTGTTCTAACTTTAATCAACCATTAGCTTTTAACACAGCATCAGTTACAAACATGACTCAAATGTTTTTTGGTTGTACATTATTTAATAATTCATTAACACTTACTACAGGATTAGTTACAACGATGTCCAATATGTTTCAAAATTGTACAGCATTAAATACTGCACCATCATTTTCAAGCACAGCAAGTGTTACAAGTATGTATGCTATGTTTTATAATTGTATTAACTTTAACAAACCATTAACATTTAATACAGGTGCAGTTTTAAATATGAGTTACATGTTTGGGGCTTGTACTGCATTTAATAGTACATTAACATTTTCAAATACAGGAACGGTTACTGATATGAGTAATATGTTTGATGGTGCAACAGCATTTGATCAAAACATAGGTTCTTGGAATGTAGCAAACGTTACAAACTTTACAGGATTTATGGTTACCAAAACACCTGTAACATTTTCTCCTACTAACTTAAATGCTATCTATAATGGATGGAGTGCAAGTGGAGTTAAACCAAATATTAATATATCTTTTGGAACAGCTAAATACACAGCAGCAGCAACAGCAGCAAGGGCAGTATTAATTGCAGCACCAAACACTTGGACAATAACGGATGGAGGGATTTAATATGAGATACTATATAGTTTACAACAATGACAAAATAATATTCTATTATGACGAATTAATAGAAGACCAATTCTTGGCAACAGGACTTGAAAACACGTTTATAACTGAAGATAAGCAGGAGTTTATTGATAAGTTAAAGAATGATTTTAACGTTGATTACACGGAAGGAAATGAAATCTAATATTTTAGCATCACTTTATTTTATATCGGGTTATATAACCTCGTTATGTATGATGTATCAAGGTAAAGAATACTACATTGTTTTTGGTGGTATAACATTATTTTTTTATTTAACTTTTAGCTTAACTGAAGCTCTTGAAGAACTAGACTTATGAAAACACAACTATCTTTACTAATACTATCTATACAATCAGAACTATTGACACTTATCTCTATATGCTTTGCATTCTTTTTACCAATAAGTGGTATACTCATAATGATAGGAGTATTAATATGTATTGATACTTTTACGGGAATTTGGAAAGCTAATAAGTTAGAAGAAAAAATAACTAGCAGAAAGCTATCTGCTATTATAAGTAAGTTGGCACTCTATGAAGTAACTGTTATAATGTTCTTTTTAATAGATAGATTTATTCTTAATGATATCATACTAACATTCTTTAGTGTACCATTTATGTTGACAAAGGTAGTAGCATTAGTATTGTCATCTATTGAAGTGATGTCTATCAATGAGAACTACAAAGTAGTGAAAGGAATAGACCTATGGCAGTCAATGAAGTTATTGTTTGCAAGAGCAAAGGACATCAAAGACGATATAAACAAAATCAAATGACAACACAACAGGTAACAAAAAAATATGGTGCAGCTAATGTAACAGGTGCAGGATACTTGGTAAAAATTAAACTACCTTATCCAATGCGTATTGCTTGGGACTTAGATAGCTCGGTAAATTCTATTATGTGTCATAAACTAGTGGCAGATAATTTCACAGCGGTATTCAATGAACTACTATCTGTATATGGATATGATAAGATTAAAGAATTAGGGATTGATTTATTCGGTGGATGTTTCAACTACAGGAAGATGAGGGGAGGGAACGCTTTGTCAATGCACTCATGGGGTATTGCAATAGACTTAGATCCTGCTAGAAACTTACTTAAAGAATCAGCGAAAACTGCAAGATTTGCAAGACCTGAATACAAGCCAATGATAGATATTTTTTACAAGCATGGCTTTATATCTTTGGGTAGAGAAAAAAACTACGATTGGATGCACTTTGAAATAAAAGAATAATGGCTAAGATAAAATTAGAAATAACAAAAAAGGTTAAGCCTAAAGTTAAGCGTACAAACGTACACGCAAAAAGTAAAACTTCTCAATTGAAGTCAAGTAAAAATTATAAGAAACTTTATACACGACAAGGGAAATGAGAAATGATTTAGCAGGTACAAAGACAGGAAAGTCAAAGACAGCGAAGTATTACCAAGAACATCCTGAAGCAAGAAAAAAGAAGGTGAAGTATGACATGAAGTATCATGACACTGAAGAGCGTAGGAAATACCGAAGAGACTTAGAGCGTACTAATAGAAAAAATGGTACAAGTGGAAACCATGATGGTATCGACAATGCGCATGTTTCTAAAAAAAAAACAGTTCCTCAATCGCAAGCTAAAAATAGAAGTGATAAATCACATAATTTTTTTAAAAAATAAAACATGTTTAGAATATTACTACTATTATTTGTGTTGTATGGTTGCTCTGCGCAGTACCATTTAAATAAAGCAATTAAAAAAGGCTATACCTGTGAGCAAACAGGAGATACCATAAGAATAACAACACTAGATTCTATCCCTGTTGTCATAAATGATACAATAGTGTGGGAGAAGTTTATAACTACTAAGGATACTATTATTAAATACAATACTGTTTACGTTCCTAAGACTAGGCAGGAGAAGAGAATAGAGTACAAG